GGGTTAAAATTTATTATGTTTTGAGGTTTATTTATTTCCACTTCTTTTTTTAAATCACATTCGGTTATTTTTTCTTTTGAATGTATAAGTTCTATTAATTGTAATTTATTTTTTGAACTGCACTTTGTAATACCTAATTCTTTACACTTTTTCAATAATTCTAATTTACATATTTTTGATGTATCCATATATTCTGTAACGTTAATTGAAATATTATTTTCGTTATTATTTGAAATCATTTTTTTGTTTAATTCAATTATTTTTTCTTCTACTGCCTTGTCTATCAATGCTTTTATCTTATCAATTTGTATTTCACATGGATTTTTACGACTAATGTGTTTGTCGTAGTGTGATTTTTGAGAAAATGATTTAGCACATTTTTCGCAACTATATTTACCCATTTTAGTTATATAGTATATTATTTTATTTCTATATTGTTTTAACTAAAAATCCCCAAAACCTGTTAATGGTTATGGGTTATAAGTCTATGTTTTCTTTTGTTTTACTATTTTTTTGGCCTTTATTTTCATTTTTTCAGTGTCTTTTTCTCCATTCATGATTAAAGTTCTCTCTTGTTTGTAAGAAATATATAAATTACGCAATTTATCCAATTCTTTCAACCACATTTCATGTTTACTTGTATTTCTTGTTTCAAATAATTCACTTTCTTTTTGTTCTTTTTCTTTGATGATTTTGTCCACGTTTTCTTGTGTTACAACATCCATTGGCATTTTTACCAAATATTTAAATTCATCATCTTCATTCATTATATCATATTTTTTAGACACTAATAAATGAATAACTTCTTCTTTTTTCTTTCTTCTCAAATCAATTGTTCCATTTAAATTTTCCATAATATATCTTGTTTTGTTGGACAACAAAACACATTCTTTTTCCAATTTATTAATAATATAATCTTTTCTCTCTTGAAATAATTCCAAACGAACATTGAAATAACAATCAATAATATCTGTTATTTTGTCAAATTTACATAATTTATCCTTATGGTCAAATAAATGCATATTGGTTGTTGTATTTGTTGTAAACAATTTTAATGTTTTTTCTAATGCATTGACACCATTCTCCAATTTACATTTTTCTAATTCTTCTAATTTTCCTTTAGAAAATGTGATAATAAAATCCACATTAGTGTCTTTACTCAAGTCATCATAATCTTTTATTATTTGAATTGTTTTTTTTTCCTTTTTTTCCTTTTTTTCCTGTTTTTCCTGTTTTTCTTTACTTTCTTTACTTTCTTTACCTGTATCAATTAAATCTTCCAAATGTTCTTTAAAGTCATGTGTCCAAAATCCCACAGGTAATTCAGTAACACGGATTTTATCTTCATCTATTTTAGTATATAATCCCTTGATCATGTATTTCCCAGGTGTTATTTCAACAACAGTCCCTTTAAACCCTTCATAAAAGGGTAAAAATGTTTGCTGAGACTGATATGAAGAATTTGTCAATTTATTAATGAGATATTCAATAATTTCTAGTGGATTATAACACATTACATCTGTGCTGAACCCTGTGCCTATACCCTTGGTTCCATTTACTAATATCATGGGAATAATGGGAGCATAATAAATAGGTTCTACTAGAACTCCATCATCATTTAAATATTTCAATACATTGTCATCTTCTTCCGGAAAAATAATTCGTGTGATTTTATTCAATTGTGTAAAAATGTATCTTTCAGATGCACTGTCTTTCCCACCATTAATTCTCGTTCCATACTGACCATTTGGCATGAGAAGATTAATATTATTTGAACCAACATAATTTTGTGCCATTCCAATAATTGCTGCATTTAAACTGGCTTCACCATGATGATATCCTGAATGTTCAGAAACATATCCCGAAAATTGTGATACTTTAATTTCACTTGTAAGGTTTCGTTTAAATGCCGAAAATAATATTTTACGCAAACTTATTTTTAATCCGTCCATTAAATTAGGAATACTTCTATCACAATCATATTTAGAGAAATGAATTAATTCCCTATTTAAAAATTCTTCGTATGATACATTGGATTTTGATGTGTCCAAATATGCGTTTCTGTCATATAAACGCAACCAGTTTTTTCTGTCATCGGCTCTTTTTGAATTAAACACCATGTCAATCATATCATTTGTATTGTCCGTTTTATGAAAAGTCACTATTTTTTTCTCTCGAAAATAATCCTGAAATTCTTTTCCTGTACTAGTTCCTAATCCTTTGTAATATTTTATAGTCCATCCTTTACTATCATTATTTTCTTTCCATATATTGTATTCACCATCATTATAAAAATTTAATTCATTATTTCCTTTTTTTGCCTTTAAAATAGGTGTGTTAATAAAACCAATAAAATCGGGTATTGACAATAGTGATGACCATTCTGACTGAAACAGATTAATTCCCAATCCTTTTATATGACTTCCATCCAAATCTTGATCTGTCATGAATATAATTTTCCCATATCGTAAATTCCTGTTTACATCTTCAATAGTGTTGTATTTTTTCCCCATTTCCAATCCAACTATTTTTTTGATTTCAGTAATTTCTTTGTTTTCTGCGATTTTTTTTATATTTTCACCACGAACATTCAATATTTTTCCTTTCATAGGATACACCCCAATGTAATTTCTGTCATCAGATGATAATCCTGATATAATTCCTGCTTTTGCCGAATCTCCTTCACAAAATATAATTATACATTCTTTGGATTTATCAGTTCCTGCAAAATTTGCGTCAATTAATTTTGGAATACCACGTATATTTTTGGTTTTTGTTCCATCAGATTTTTTAGCTGCCTTGTTTTCTTTTATTTCTGTAATTGCACAAGCTGCATCCATTACTCCCAATTTAGCTACTTTTTCAATGAATTTATCTGTAACATCACATTTTGAACCAAATTTAGATGGCGGTGTATTCATACAATCTTTTGTTTGACTGTCAAAAGATGGATTTTCAATATCACAACGCAAAAACAATATTAATTGTTCTTTAATGCTGTTAATATTGACTTTAATTTTTTTCTTTTTTTCAATAAATTCTGCCAATTTTTTAGTAATTTGATACACAATGTAGTCTACATGTTTTCCGCCTTTGTTTGTTTGAATTCCATTTACAAATGACACTTGTATAAATTCATTAGAGGGTGTCAATGCAACTGCATATTCCCAACGTTCTCCATTTTCTTCATATACACGATCACATGTGGTTTTATTTCCAATATACATGTCAATATATTGTTGAAAATTTTTTATAGGCACTATTTTATCGTTACACTTTACTTTAATGTTTTTGTCAGTAATGGCAGAAATATCATAGACACGTTTCTTCAATAATGTAATCATATCAGTCGATAATCCAGATAATCCAAATCTAGCATAATCGGGTTTAAATACTATTTTTGTATATGGTTTTAATTTGCATTTTGTTATTGTAGGTGGACATATCACATCTAAATTATTTTTGAATTCTTGTTGATATTTTAATCCACGTACATGGTCTACTGTTTCTACAAATCCATATGTAGACCAAATCAATACCAATTTAAATCCAAATCCATTTTTTCCGCCAACTATTTTTTTCTCTGTTTTGTCATAATTGGTAGAAGTTCTCAAATGACCAAATATTAATTCAGGAATCCAGGTTTGGTATTCTGGATGTTTTGCTACATCTATTCCGTTTCCATCATTAATCATTGTAATAGTTCCGTCTGTGTGAATAGAAATATCAATATGAGTAACAGGTAATGCGTTTTCAGTCTTATTATCGACTTTAGTTTTCATGCGAATCACATGGTCACGACAATTGACAATTCCTTCATTAAATAAATTAAATAAACCAGGGATATATTGAATTGTCTGCACAGCAATTTTTTCATTTTCATGCAAAACCCACATATCAGATTCGATATTTTCAATTGAACCAATATAAGTGTCGGGATTGCTCAAAATATGTTCTTTGTCTGTTTTTTGCTGCACATTGAAGAATAAATCTGATGTTGTTATTTTTGTATCATTCTTTCCATTATTATCATTATCATTCGTGTTCATGTTTGAAATATATATTTGTCTATTGTTTATGTTGTTTCATTCAATTTTTTATTCTCATTTATTTTTATAATGCACTCCCAAACACAATTTACTCCAGGAAATAAATCTGTCGCAAAAAAACTCATACACTATACTGCGAGATACAATGAATTATTTCCATCATCCGTAAGGTGTTTATGTGAAGGAAATATACATAATAAAAATGTATCATCTACATCATCACGTATACCGTACAAGCAATATGTTGCTTATTTATCACGAACTAATTTGGGTGGTAGTATTTTATTTGGCAATAACTATTTAGGTGAAACGGTCAATTTAAATAGTCTTGGAAGAAATGCAGGTATGCCTGGTGGAAGTGGAAGACCACCGGTAAATATATTTTAATAGATAAAATAAAATAGTATGTATCATTATATATCATGGAATTAGCAATTCCTTTATTAGCATTAGGTGGAATGTATGTTGTTTCAAATCAATATTCTCAGAGAGAAAATAATAATAATAATAATAATAATTCAAGAGAGACGTATGAAAATATGGGGTCAAAACAGAATTATTTACCGAACGCAGAGACACTTCCACAAAATTTTCCAGTCTCTAATGTAAATCAATTAATAAATACAGTACAAGAATATCCTAATCCCAACACAGCAACTGATAAGTATTTTAATCAAAATTTATACGAAAAACGTGTTAAATTTAATTTACCTGTTACTGACAACATTCAAGATATTTATTCTTTAACGGGTGATTATTTGAAAACTGAACAATTTAAACACAACAACATGGTACCTTTTTATGGTGGAAAACCAAAAGGCAATACTTATCATATGAACAATTCTGAAACTATTTTGGATAATATGATTGGTAGTAGTTCACAAACAATAAAAAAGATTGAACAAGCACCGTTATTCAAACCTGAACAAAATGTACAATGGACTTTTGGAACTCCCAACAACAGTGATTTTTATCAGTCAAGAGTAAATCCTGGAACAAAAGTAAATAATGTGAAACCATTTGACAGTGTCATGGTTGGACCTGGATTAGATAAAAGTGATTTAACAAATGGAACTGGCGGATTTAATTCTGGTATGGAAGCACGTAATAAATGGATGCCTTATACTGTGGATGAAATGCGTGTTGTAACTAACCCTAAAATAGAATATACATTGGATAATTTAGAAGGACCTGCCGATTCACATATTAAAAAACCGCCTATTAAAGAATTATTAGGGCGTATTGAAAAAAATCGTCCAGATAGATTTTTCATTAATACTCAAGACAGATATTTTACCACTACTGGTGCTTCCAAAGGTGAATCGTTGCGTCCTATTCAAGAAATGGGTATTATTCGTAAAAATGATAATTTAGTTGACTACAGTGGTCCTGCTGGTCCTACAGATGTGAAAGCCGGATATGCAACCGAAAATTTTGAATCATCCAAACGCGTTCAATTACCATGTTTAAATGTGAATCATTCTACTGCAATAGGTCATGGTCCTTCAAATAATGAAAACCATTTACGCAGTCACACAAATTACGAAAATCATAGATCAACCTCGAAACAACCTGAAACAATGAGAAGTGGGTTCAGTGGAGCTATTGGTGCGGTTGTTGCACCTTTGTATGATATATTTCGACAAACGAGAAAAGATGAATCAATTCATAATATTCGTGTCTATGGAGAAGCCAAAAGTATTGTTCCAAGTAGTTATGTTAATAATTCACGAGATACAACTAAAACAACTAATAAAGAAACTACAATATATTCACCTGGGTTCAACATTAACAACCAAAAAGAAAGTTTATATGTCAATAATTATTCAAATCCAGATTTGACAAATCGTGATACTACAAGTTGTGAATATTTTAATACACCTGGTGGATACGCAACTGCTTATGGTGATATGAATTATGATGCGGCATATAGACAACACAATAATGACGTAAAATCTAAAACAGCTATTAATCCACATCCAAATCAAGGTGGGTCACAGATTTTCAATCAACAAATGAATGTTACAACATGGAGAGAAGATACAAATAGATATGATGGGTGGGTTGGTGCTCCTTCATCAGTTACGCCATTGCCTCCAAGTGTAGAAAATTACGGAAAAATATCTGTTCCGCAATATAATAACGAATGTTATGGTTGTGAGAGAATAAATCCAGATATATTGACAGCGTTTAAAAATAATCCATTTACACATCCATTAACTACTTCTGTATAAAAGAGTATTTCATTTATTGTATATTTTTTTGAAATATAAAAATGTGTAAAATGATTTAAAACTTTAATCTAAATAAATTTATTAAATGCATGTTGAATATTCATCAAAATATCAAAGAAAAATTGGAATATTTTTTAAATGTCCGCAAAATTCCAAATATTATTTTTCATGGACCATCAGGTAGTGGTAAAAGGACACTTGTTAATGATTTTATTCGTAAAATTTATGAAAATGATTATAATAAAATGAAGTCATTAGTTATGATTGTCAATTGTTCTCATGGAAAAGGTATAAAATTTATTCGTGAAGAACTAAAGTTTTTCGCAAAAACACATATTCATTCTAATAATGGAGACACTTTTAAAAGCATTATATTATTAAACACTGACAAATTAACTATTGATGCTCAATCAGCATTGCGTAGATGTATTGAATTATTTAGTCACAATACACGTTTTTTTATTGTTGCAGTGGATAAATATTGTTTAATGAAACCAATATTGTCACGATTTAGTGAAATATATGTTCCAGAACCAGTTCTGAATGGAAAACCGTACAATTTGTATAAACATCAATTAAATGAAACATTCAAAATGGACGACATTCACTTTCAACGGACAGAATGGTTAAAAAAGGAATTGATTAAATTTAATAACAAAAACATTAAAGTGCAAGATTTAATTATTTTATCTTCAAAATTGTATGAAAAAGGTTATTCAGGATTAGATCTGTTGTCTTTATTAGAAAATACATTTTTTTTAGAAACAATCATAGATACCAAAAAAAGATATGAATTATTAATTTGTTTTAGTAAAATCAAAAAAGAGATTCGAAACGAAAAGACACTTATTTTGTTTATTTTAAACTTTATATTTTTGAGTTTAGAAATATCTTTAGAGAATATTAGTTTTATGTAAATGGATGATTACAATATTAGTTTTCTTCACGAATCTACTAATGAATGGTCTGCTAAATTATTAACTATGCTTACTCCATTAATTATTGAAGGATACAAATCTATATTTTATGAAGCTGTAAAATTGTGTAAAGAAAATAAAGAAGATGATAAATATCTCATGACATTTCAAAATTTAATTCAACGTGTTCCAAAATGGAATCATGTGATTGTGGAAACAGAGAAAAAACGCATTATTGAAAAAACAGGATGTGTTTATTTAGAAGATTTAGTAACATGTGTTCATGTTATTCAATTAAAAATAATGACAGCAATGCGGGTTGGACAAAAGCAAAAAAAAATAGATATTGATATTCCAAAATTGGACAATTTTATTCACAAAGTTTACATTCAAACTGCAAGAAAAATTTATAAAAATGTTTATTTGTTTCAAACGAATATTGATTCATTACAAGTGTTGAAAAACCATAGAGAATTGGAAAAAATTGTCCAAGAATGTATATTAAATACTATTAGAGAAAGTGTGCCTGTGGATGTGATTTTGAAAGCATATATGGATGAAACAGAAGAAGAAAATGTCACTGAAGAAGTGAAAGAAGAAATTATTCATGAACCGGCGGTTAAAACGCCAATAATTACTTCCCCAATAATTAGTTCACCACAAGAAACGAATGAACCTATTCATATGGTAATTGATTTGCCACAAAATAAAAGTAATGGTAATTCAGATTATTCAATTCAAAATCATGAAAGTAACATATCAAATGATTTGTTTGATGTATCAACCACTATGGATTTTAGTAATAATAGTGAATTGTCAGATAATTTTCAATTACCCGATTTATTGGAAGATGTTGAAATATTGGAATAATTATATATGCGTAAAACACAATATAAGTTTATGATTTTATAATAAATAAATGAACAATATATTTATTATAGCTAGTTTTGTTGCTATAATTTTTTTAATTGCCAAATTTTTTGAAATGCGATTAATATTAAAAGAAAATAAACCATTTGGATTATTATTTCGAGACACTTTGTTGGTTTATTTCAGTGTTGTCATTGGAAATTTCTTTATTGGACAAATCAGTCCTTTAATGCAAGAAGGCGGAACAATTACTCAAGTATTTACTGATAATCCATCCTTTTAGAGAGAAATAATTGTTTTTATTTAGATTCAGTATATTTATACACATTCTTATTTATAGGTTACTAATTACTAATTACAAGTTATCGGTTACTAATTACAAGTTACTAATTACTAATTACTAATTACAAGTTATCGGTTACTAATTACAAGTTACTAATTACTAATTACTAATTACAAGTTATCGGTTACTAATTATAAGTTATTAGTACAATGATTTTTGTGAAAGTGTATGTATAATCAACGACCAGTCCAAACTTTGATGATTGATTTAGGTAATTTCCCTTGTTTGAAATGATTTTGATAGTCATCATAAGTATATCCCCATTTCATATATGTCATAATATTACCAAAGAGAGATTTACCAAAAGGATATTTTTTATTCAATAGAGACGGACATTCACTATAAAAAATAGATCCGAAAATTCTCTCCAAACAACATCTATCAGGACGACATGAAACACTATTTATCATATTTGATATATGATATTTTGACTCAATATGCATTAAAAAATTATGATTGATGAAACTTTGAACTCCAAAACATCCATACCATTTTGTGTGAGGCATTCCTAAAATACTATCATTTAATGATATTTGTTGTTGAATAGATGTTGAATTTGTCAAGGATTTCGCAATTCGTGTTGTGTTTTGCAGATTTTCTTTATCTGGATAAAAATACCATAAAGGTAACACATTTGTTTTCATTGAAATTAATTTTTCGAAATGTATTCTTTTATGAATAAATACACTATCATGTATTATAATTGCATTATCAAAAAATTTGTTTTTAAGATAATAAACATAAGGTAATAACTCACCTCTTCCTTTCATTTGACTTTCAATAATTGTAACATTTTGAAAAGGATACTCCATTTTCAGATACGTTTTGTCACTATTGTCATCAATGACAACTATTTTTATTGATGGATACAATGCTCTCAAACATTGTATGCATTTATTCCAATATCTATTTGTTTTTTCAGATGTAACATGTCTTGTAATAATAAAACCAAAAGAACTCATGTAGTTATTAGATAAAAAAATTTAGATGAATTGTGGAATGGTGTCAATATTAATTAAATCGCCATTTTTTGGTAAAGTCCCATTAAATTCAAATTGTCTAAATTCTGGTCTTTTTAATTGTGCTTTTGGTGTGTGTTTGTGAACACACCTGGCAATCATTTTATACAGTTTGAAATCTGGATATCTGTCTTGACCATTTGTCTTGTACAACATGTGCAGCCCATTATCGTCTAAACACCATTCATTTATTAATTTTTGTATTGGATCATCCATCTTACAATCATCTTCTACAATAAAATCAAATATTGAACAGGCCAAACGACATAAATCAAAACTGTGGTTTGGTTCAACACGAGGTTTTTTTTCATTAAAATAGGGTTCCACATTGTATTGCGTTGCCGCGTCTCCACCCTTTTTGAAACTATCACTAATATATAAATTACCGTTGTATTTGAAAATACTTCTTCCAAAATCAATGATTTTCATTATTCTTCCAAATGTTGGAACTTTGTATATTTTTTTTTCAAATTGATAATAAATAAATTTTTTATTTGTTACTACATACATTACATTGTTTGTATGCAAATCATTGTGTGTGAAATCAAATGCTTTTTCATAGGTTATTAATGTCATGATGATTTGCATTAGTATTGAACACCATTCTTTATTTGTTAAATTTTCTTTCAAAATCAAATTGTCCAATGTATCTGCACACCATTCCATGCATATTACTTGTGTTGGAAATTTAGGAATAGTAGCAATAATTTTCATATCTTCATCATCGTCATCGTCATCTTTCTCTTCATCTTCATCTTCATCATCATCTTCATCTTCTTCATCATCATTATCATCATTTTCTTCATCATCATCTTCATAGTCTACCTTATTATCAGTTCCTTCATTTTCTTGTGTATGAGAAGAACGAGAAGAACATGATGATTCAGAATTCAACGTAAAACTTTTTCTCTCTGAAACATCAAAATCATTTAAAATATTTGTCAACTCTGGGTTTAAGATAGTTTGTCGATTCATTTGAATTTCATCAAAATCATATTGGATTGATTGTGTGGACAAATGTGAACAAAGAGTATTATGTATTTTTAGGGTTTTTTTTGTAATATTGTTTTGGATTTGAAAATATTTCAAATCATCATCACAGATATTGAATAATATATTGATATTTTTATTGAAATAGTCATTTTTACTTAAATAATCAATATCATCAAATATGTCAATTTCAAAATTGTTTTTAATTGCCAAAAATGAACCATAAAAATCAACGCCATGTAAAAAAGAATATTTCTCAATCAAAGTGCTTGATAAAAATAAAAAAAAACCATCTACATAAGCTGCATTATTTACATCTAAAAACTTTGTATGAACATTTGTTGCATTTGATGAAATAGTCGGTAAAGACAATATATTTTCATCTTTTTCATATTTTCCAATTAAATACTTGAAAGGATCCAATAGTGGAGCCATTTTAAAAAAAACGGGTTGATTTTTTTGAGTGTTTCGTGTGACATGCTTCAAAATGGAATTATGTGTGTATTTTGACACATGTTTTTTATCTTCAATATCAAATATATACCATTCGTGGTTCAAATTAACATTATTGTAATTTGTTTCATTCAAAGAAAAAAATCGTGAATAAATTGGAATGAAATTCTGTATATAACAAAGGTTTAATGTTTCTTGTTTTTCAAAACTTTTGAAAAGCTTAATGTTTTTTCTTTTTTGATAATTTATGTTTATCATTTGAAAAAGAAAATATTAATAATGTTTCATTTGAACTTATTACAAAGAATGATTAAATGAAACAACGATTTATTAAAAGATTTTCGGATAAAAAGATATATTTTTTTCTTAAGCAAAAACATGGACATAAAATTAAAAAAATTTGACATGAATTCAATAAATTTCAAAGGAGGCCAAGCAGCCAAAGGTCCTGTTGTAGTATTGATTGGAAAGCGTGATACTGGCAAAACATTTTTAATCAATGATATATTGTTTCATCAACAAGACATTCCAATTGGCACAGTTATTTCTGGAACAGAAGAAGGTAACGGTTTTTATTCAAGTATTGTTCCAAAACTATTTATTCATAATGAATACAAAACTATAATAATAGAAAATGTATTAAAACGACAACGCAGTGTATTGAAAGAGATACAAAAGGAGATTGCACTTTACAAAAAATCATCCATTGATCCGCGTGCATTTGTAATAATGGATGATTGTTTATATGATACATCCTGGACAAACGATAAAATGATGCGTCTAATATTTATGAATGGTCGTCATTGGAAAATCATGTTAATTATTACCATGCAGTATCCATTGGGAATCAAACCTGCACTTCGAACAAATATTGATTTTGTGTTTATTTTGAGAGAAAATATTGTTTCAAATAGAAAACGTATTTATGATAATTATGCTGGAATGTTTCCTACATTTGAATCATTTTGTCAAGTCATGGATCAATGTACAGAAAATTTTGAATGTCTTGTAGTGAATAACAATACAAAATCAAATGCTTTAACAGACCAAATATTCTGGTACAAGGCTGATTCACACAACAGTTTTAAATTAGGTTCAAAAGAATGGTGGGATATGTCAAAAGAATTAGGTTCTGATGATGAAGACGATAAATATGACCCAA